TCCTGTTCCTAAAGCCATTTTATTTATTTCACAAGTATAAGTAGCATCTCCGTGAAGTCTTTTACAAACTGCCAAAAGTCCTGCATTACAAATAATATTAGTTTTATGATCAGACCATTTCAAAGGTCCTTTTATATACCATTTAACCCTGTTTAAATTAAATAAAATAACAGCTTTGTTCCAAAGTTTTTGTAATCGATTAAGCCTACTATTATCATAAGCTTTTGCTGTTATCTCACCTTTTATTCCAATTTTTATTTTATTTTGTATTTCCATTTTTTAATATAAATAACTTGATATACTTAACCTCATTTGTCTTTTAGGGTCTTCATCGCTTTCGTTTTGTCTTGTCGGAGAATTAACCAATGTTCCATTATTTCCCTTTCCTGAAGTATCTTTAATTGTTGTTCCTGTTTTTTCATCCATATACCATCTACCAACCAATCTATCTGTACTAACATTATTTCCTTCAACTAAATTTGCTATTTCTGTAGCTGATAAGTTTCTTCTATAAATATATACTTCATCAAAATAGCAACTTGTATAAGCATAACCTGCTGTTATGGCAAGTTTCCAATTTGCTCCTGAACAAGATATTTGTCCTACTAAAAGATCAATAGCACCAATTTGAACCCCATTTTGATAATAAGTAACATTTGCTCCATCCCAAGAAAATGCTATATGCGTCCACACATCAGGGGTATAATTTAAACTTATTGCAGCAGTTGAATTGGCAGTATTTCTTAAAAACACTCTAACAAAATCATTATTATCGTCAGCTCTAACCATTATTCCATAAGGACTACCAACACCTGAAAAATAACTACCATCAATAACTCCTCTGTATGATCCGGTAAAAGCACTCATTTTTAACCAAAACGCAACTGTCATTTTAAAAAATCCTTCCATCGAAACATCACTTCCTAAATTAGCATACTGACTACTTGAAGCATCAAAATATATGCTTCTTGGATGTGTTTTGCCTAAAACCCATTTAGGAGTAAAAGGATCTTTCCTTATGCTTTCTGTTATTCCTATACTTTGGTGGTCTGTCTGTTCTGTGTCAAGCCCTATCTCTTCTGTTATCTGTATATTTTTATGGTCTGTATAAAACTTTTCTAAAACCTCATCTTCGTCTATTTTGATTTCTTTATCATCTCTTAAAAGAAGTTTCTGAAGAAAGTCTATTATTCCTATTGTTCTTAAACTGGCAAATTCAACAGAATAAACTCCTTCATTATATCCTCTCATCTGAAGCATTACCTTCTGAATAATATAATCTTCATCAATACTTCTGATATCAGATTGAATATTTATTGTCTGACCACTTTCTAATCCTGATGTATATGTTCTAAAAGAACCATCATTAAGCGAATTTTTATAAGCATCAAGCTGTGCTATTGCATACTGCCTTGCTTCATCTGTACTTGATATTGTCTTATCAATCTTTTTAAATTCATACTCCCCATAATCATTGATAGAATCTTCATCTCTGACTTCAACTATAATTGGAATTAATGGTGTTCCAGTTGCTGTTAACGGAGATCCATTAGCAGGTGCATCTGTAAATCTTATATATTTTTGATTATAATCCCAAAATGCTTCGTAAGGTGTTCCTGTGTTAAGGTTTTCTATTCCAATTTTTAATGGACTTCCACTTGTTGCCAAAACAGGAATAGAAGAAAATTTATTACCAAGTGGAAATGTCTTTTTATTTCCATCAGCCCATAATTCCTCATCTCTGCTTGTTCCTTCTTTTTCACCTCCTCTTATAGTAACTATATTTCTTAATTGACTTAAATCATCTTTTATTAATAAACTATTGTTTATGTAATTTCCATTAGTATCAGTTAAATTAAAGGGTGAAAGATTTGTATTTTTAGCAAAAAAGTGAACATCTTTATTTACATCAATATACCAAGAATAATTGACCTGTTCTGCTAAAGCCTGAATACAATTAGAAAGTGTTTTATAATTAAACTTAACTGTATCAATCGTAATTGCACAATCAACATTATTGGTAGTAAATCCTACTGAATAATTACTTACTAAATCGCTTATTATATTGTTAATGGTATCATTTGTGTAACTTTCAACAACTAGTTTTTTATCAAAATACTGAACCCAATCTTTACATTCAACATTATAATATTCAAGTCTAATTCCATTCATTCTTCTATAAAGTTTTGTAATTACTCCTCCAAATATCGTTGTTGCTCCATCTAAAACTTCTATTTCATCGCCTAAAGCAGGTGTCCAATCGCTTGCCCTATAATTTTTTACTGAAAATCTACATACAGTTGATCTGTTGTTAACTGAATCAACCTTCTGAAAAGTCTGCCATAATATATATTTCGTTCTATTTGTTGAATTGACATTGACTGTTAGATTCATTAAGCTATAAATCTTTCTCTTAATTTTAATCCTTCAAGTATCATATCTCCTATTTTTTCAGCTGTTTCCTGATCTGACATAAATGTATTTCCTGTAATAGTTATATTAACACCTCCAGCCGATTTTCCTGCTGGTATTATTTTTTCTCCTCCGTGAACTATTGCAGGAACTGGCTCTCCTTTTTTCCCAGGAACTATACCTCCTTTTTCAAATCCTAAAAATCCTTTAACCCTTTCTTTTGCTGTTGTAATTCCTCCTCCTATGCTTGATCCTATTGAAGCAAGTTTTCCTAAAAGATTATCTATTTTTTCTAAAACAGGTCTGATAAATGCATCAATTTTTTTAGCAGCTTTTTCAACTATACCTGTTATAGCTCCCCATACTGTACTAAATTCATTTTGAATAGATTTTAATATATTTTCAAAAAACACCTTTAAATCTGTAAATAATTTTTTAATAGCTTTTATCCATTCATTAAATCCCCAGGTAATTGTATCCCATTGATTGTATAAATTCCAACCAGTAGCGATTATAACTCCTAATAATGCTATTATAATTCCTATTGGTCCAGCCAAAAATGCAAAAGTTGTTCCTAAAAACGTAAAAGAAGTTATAATTCCTGGTAAAAGCAATCCTAATGTTCCTAAAATTGCAACTAATCCAGTTAATCCAGCAACTACTCCAATTATCATTATTGTTAATTGTTTATTTTCTTTAGCCCAATTTGCTATATTACCAACAACTGGTAAAACTTTTTTAAGAATAGAATCAACTATTGGTAAAAATGCTTCTCCAAGCGTTGCTGTTATTTCTTTAGTAGTAGCATTTAATTCTTGTTGCCTTCTAATAAAAGAATCATTGTTTGCCTCAAATCCATTTATAGCATCAGAAGAATTGTCAACAACCTGTGCTAATAAAGCCTGAGCTCTTATCTGATTTTTAACCTCAGGATCTAAGTCTTTAAAACCTTGACCAGCTTCAAGTAATCCCATTTGTAATGCTCTTGCCTCTAAAGATGTTTCCAATGCATTTACTCCAAATCTTCTTAATGGTTCTGTTGATCCAGCAAGACCAGACTTAACTGCTTCCAAAACTTCGGTAGGATCAACATCATTAAAAGCAGCTATTTTATTTGCTACATCTAAAAATCCTTTTGAAAGATCTGTTGCTTTATCTCTGGCTAATCCTAATGGAACAAGCAAATCCTGAAGGTCTGCAGCCATTCTTACAATTTCGTGAGTAGCAGTAGGCATTTCCTTTCTTATATTATTAACATATTCCATCATATCATCCTTATGCTCCCCAAATACAGTATTAAACTTATTATAAGAACCTTCTGCTTTAGCAGCTTCATTTATTGCTTTAGAAGCTCCAAAAGCCAAAGCACCAAAAGCAGCACCTCCAGCGATTGCCATCTTTTTAAATGTTCCATTAAGGCTCTTAATCTTTCCTTGCAATCCATCCATATTCTTATTAACCTTTTTAAAGGTTTTTTCTGCTTCATTCTGAGCCTTAATAACGATATTAAGATCGGTGTCTTTTGCCATACTTTGTTGATTGCTTTTTTATTTTATCTGCATCAATTATTAATTTTCTTTTAAGAAGCTCAATAAACCATTCAGGCTGACTTATAAAATCATCAAAAGTCCAACGCATCTCTTGACAAATTGAAACAATAAACATTTCCTCTGTTAAAAACCCTCTATGATATTTTGCTATTGCCCTATCAATTACTTTGTTTTTTTTTCGTCTGTTACTTTATTTATTTCTTTGACAATGAACTCATAATCATTTTCGTGCATATCCAAAACTGTATTAATCAGATTTTCTTTTTTTCCATTAACAGATATAATCATTATTTCTAATGCTTTGTTTTCTGCTAATTCTGCTATTTTTCCAGTAATACCTTTAATTTCAGGGTTTTCACCTTGCATTGTAATCTCACTGGCTTCAAGATAGACGGATCTTAAAGCACGCCTATCTCTGCCAGTTATCCAAGTTTTAATTTCAACCTTATGCTTATCTACTGGTGTTTCAATTATTTTTGTTTCCATATTAATAGGAAGCTACATCATTGACTAATAACGCTTTAATCATTTGTGAATCAGCCAATTTAAAGTTAGCTTTAGCTGTAAATGTTTCAGTTATTAAATCATCAAGACCTTTTTCTGTAGCCCATTCTGTAATCTTTACTTGATTAAGATCAACTGTTAATCCAATCGGACTTCCTGAAGATGAAACTATACCAAGCCTCATTGCAGTAGGAGAAGATGTCATATACATATCCTTGAAAGTTGTGTTCTCATAATTCTTTGTCATTTCAATACTTACTCTTAATGTTTTATTCAAAAAGTTTTCAGGATCAATCTTTCCAAGAACATCATCTTTCTCTAACTCTTTTTCTATTGTAATAGTAGCACTCTTTAAAACTGTATTTGTTTTTCCTCCTATTCCTGATAATGTTGGCTTAAATTTAGCTGTAACATCAGGAGATATAAAAGAAGTTTCTGAAACATAGGAAGGTGTAGCAGTTGAAGGTGTTGAAGATTTTGCCATCATATTTGCAGAAAAAGTAACAAACTCATTTCTTTCTGCAGATATTTCAAGGGTATTTAACATAGCAAGTGCAAAAGTTCTATCTCCTTCTGTTGGATCATCAACAGTAATTGTTATTGAAGGATGTTCGTGTGATTGGCTTACAGTAATTGTATGTGTATATAATCCAGCACTTGGAGATCCACTTGCTCCTGTAGGAGATGAACTCCCTAATGCATTATATAATAACAATCCTATTGCCTTGCTCCTAACTAATCCTCCTAAATCTCCTTCAGCCCATTTACTTGTTATTTTTTCGTCAACAGAATCCTCTATTACTCCATATCCTTGCTCATCAATTACAACATTAGCCTTATCTTCAAAGCTAAAATCATTTCTTGGTATATAATAAGTTGCTGCAACAGGTGTTCCTCTTCCAGAAGATTCCCTTGCTATACCTACTTTTATATCTCTTCCTGTATAAACTGTCATAATTATTTATTTTCTTTTAATTTTTGCTCGGCTTCCTCTTTTGAAGAAGCTATAATTGTTTTCCTTTCATTAGGAAAGAAAAACATCTCCTCTCGACCCTGAGGCTTTTTTTCCTCAATAGGAGATTCTGTTTTTTCAACTTTTTTTATTTTTCTCATCTTTCTTGATAGAAGTGTGCATTAAATCTTATTGTTCCTTCTACTGAATAAAATCCAGGAAATCGACCTGTGGATATTTCAGAAGGAGTAACAACGCTGAAACTGCCCACATCTGTTCTTAAATTGTTTGTAATATCGACATTTAAATTATTTCTTAATATATATAAAAGACTTGTTGACTTTAAAGAGTAATTAGAATCTCTACCCATTAAAGCATCAAGTACTCTATTAAAATTATTTACCAAAGCTGAATCATTTAAAGATTGTCTTACATCAGCCACATAAATAAGCAACATTGAAAGTCTATGCTCGTCTTCGCTGTTACTTAAACTTTCAGCTTCAGCACCTTCTATTGTTAAAATAACTGCAGGTAGCATTGATGCTGGTATCTTTCCAACCATTCCATTATAAAACCCTTTTATTGTAGTTGTATTATCCTTAATAAGATCTAAATATTTTTCAACTATTGTGTCTTTATATTCACTCATTTTTTTAATTTTTTATTTAATCCATTGTGAAAAATCTTTATTATGTCATTGACTAATTGACTTGTCAACTTAAGCATAACTCTTCTTGGAAGTCTAAACCTCGGTGCTTTTGATTGATGGTATTTAAAATAGCTTACTGGATTAAACACAACTCCTTCAAGCCTACTTACTTTTGTCTTAAATCCTTGTCTTAACTTTCCTGATCTTTGCATTAACTGCCAGCTATAAGCCTTTTTTCTTCTAACCCAAGGTTCTCCTAAAACCCTACCTTTACTTTTAAAAACATCATTAGAAGAAAAAGTTTTAATAAAATCTGTACTTTCTCTTAATTCTTTTTTAAAATCTTTTAAGCTATTTCCTTTATCTATTAAGAACTTTCTTACTACTCTTTCGTTATCAAGTTTTATATCTAATTTAACTGACATACTCTCGAAGGTAAGCAGGAAATAGTGGGGGTTATTTCCTGCTCACTTTCAAAACTCTTTTTTAAAACTTATCACTAATCCTAAAATTAATGTCACCTCCCGAATCATCTTCTTCAGCATCAGCAGTTGTGTTATCCGGCCAGCCATCAAATCCTATTGAACTGATCTGTGTTAATGGATTTCCACTACTATCTCTTAGCTCAAAATCTCCATTCATTATCTCTTTAAGCCTATCTTCAGCCCATTTAATCCAACGCCTACCCCTTGTGTCTTCTGTTTCATCTCCTCCAACAGAATACTCTTTATCAAGCAATAATCCTGCTGCTAATTTCTTTTCAATTAATTCTAATACTTTTGGAGTTTCTGAAAGTGGTAATGTATATACCTTTCCAATTTTTGAATTTATATAAGAATGTGCTTCAGTAAGATAATTGTTAATTATATTGTCTTCTAAATTAGACCAATCATAATCAGCAGTAACAGGAGATCCTGAAGCAGGTGCAGTTGCTAAAACTATCTGTCCTGAAGCTGAAACTACTGTTCCAACAGCAACAGGAGAACCACTAACATAAATACTAACATCTGCAACTGTTACCGGAGTTCCACTTCCTGTTCTATCAACAATTGGCTTATAGTCTAAAGTAAATGTTTGATTTGTTCCATTTCCTGTCCCAACAGCTTCTCCAATGATCTTATACTGAAAACCAGCTTGTTCTCTTACTTCTTGAATTGTTACATAATTTGACATAATTTCGGTATTGAAGGGGAATTACCCCAGCTGGATGTAATCCCCTTGCAATATACCTTCAAAAAAATTATCTTATCTTTGAATTGATCACTTCTTTTAAATCTCTTAATGTTCGTGAACTTTCTTTCTGTGAATTAATATCTTCTGAAAGTTTCTCTTCTAATTTTGTCAATGCCTGTGTATTATGATTAATATGATTTCCAAAAATTTTAAACATCCAATTTAAAAGTAAAGCAACTAAAATAATTAAAGCTATACATATTCCAACGATTCCATATTCGACTAAGGGTGAAAGAATTTCTGCCTCCATTTTTCTTATTTAATTATAAATCCTGTCATATTTGCAGAAGCAAAATTTGTTCCAGTAACCTGTGTTACAACAACTGATTCAGGAGAAGCTATCAAAGGAGTGTTTAAACTTATAACCAATGTATATGGTGTTCCAGTAGAAATATCTCCTGGTATTTTTGCCTTAAACATAGTTATATTTCCATTCTTTACTAATACATTTGCATTTCTTGTATCAGAAGAACAAATAATATCAGTAACAACAATCCTTTTTCCTGATCCTGATGCAGGACTTGCCTGTTGTGCAGAAGCAGTAGGAGTAGCTGTATTTACTTTATTAAATTTTAATCCACTTGCATTGTGTAATATTGGCATAATTTTAACCTTTTTAAATTAATTAATTATCTAATCTCTGCTCCCTTTAAGAATCACAAGGAAATTCAGGAGCAGAGTTAAATAACTAAGCTTTTAACGCATCAAGCAATTTAGATTTCTTCATCTTTGCAACTTTTTTCTCTGACATACCTCTCTGGACTGCTATTTGTCTTAATTCTCCAACTTTAAGCTTGGAAAGATCTTCTTTGACTTCAGTTTCCACAGACTCATCTGTTTTAACAGGAGTATCACTTGTAATTTCAGGATCTATTTTAGGCTCTATTGGCTTTATAACACCATCCTGAATTAATCCCTGTGTTTCTTCTGCTTTTGGATCTAAGTTAATCTTACTACCAGGCTTATATTCCTGACCCATTTTAAGATTAGATAAAACTTCAAAAAACATAATTAGGCTTTTCTATATCTTAAATATATTTCACCAGCTAATCCTGCAGGCGTTCCACTTGCTACTGACATTGTTAAATATGTAGAAGTAGCCCATCTTCGGCAAGCCTGTCCATTTGTTCCTCCGTCATCAGCAGAATTAATACATCTTACAACTTCTGTTGCAGGTGCAACCGGACAACCAACTGCTGCACCATCAATAAGGTTATCGCTACTGGATAAAGCTCCAGCTGCATTACAACCAACATTGATTGTTCCAGGAGTTGTTGATGAAGGAGATCCAACATAAACAATACATTCCTCAATTATTAATGGAACTCCTAATGGATTTGCTAAGCTGATAGGAGTGTTGCTGGCAGTGAAAGGAGAACTAAAAGAAATAATACCATCGTTAATCTGAACCCCATCAGTGCTTACTATTTTTCTATAAAATTTATCGTATCCCATAGTAAGGTGGAGTTAAGATTAAGCTATAGCGTTCTTAATTAAATAAGCTGCGTCAACAGTAATAATTTCTTTTGTATAATTATCAGTTACTCTAACCATTGTGCTTTTTCTTACTTTATCATACCACTTATCAACCATTCTTGGCTTATGTGTGAAATGATAACCAAAAGAAACACTATTAATTGTTGGAGTTGGGCTAACATAAAGAACCCAAGCATACTTGCCCCAGACATAAGAAAGAGAATCAGTTTGTCCTTCTGTGGCTGTATTTCTTCCAGCACCTCCGACAATTACTTTCTCAACTCCAAATAATCTTGCCATTAAATCAGTAGTTGCTACTCCTAATGCAGAATACTTAATCCTATCAACGATATCAGGATGGTCAAGAAGCTTGTCATAAACTTCTTTTCCTAAAACAACAACATTAGGCTTTTTAAATATCTTTCCGTGAATTGTTGTTATACCTGTTCTAATATCTGTTAAAGGACTTGAATTAGCATAATCAGACCACTGATTAACACCTGCTAATGTAGTGTTATTTGTTAGATTAGTTGTGGATTGCATATAAGCAGCTAATCCATATTCTTTTTCAACTAAAATTTTATCAGTGATATTTAAGGTTGCATCCACCTCTGGAGAAAGAGGTCTTAATGCTTGCTGTTTTAATTCATCAGGAACTGGCTGAACTAAAGAATGCTCATCAACAACATAAGCAGTTGATTGTGAAACATCATAACCAACCTCTCTTGCTGCTGTTCCCATAGCCCTAAAACTATGGTCTATTCTAAAGCTATCTTTTGCGATTTTGTAATATTTTCCTGTTCTTGTTCCAACCTGTAAAACAGGAAGGATTTGTTCTGCTATATAAGTGTCATTGCTATACCTAACAGAAATATTAGACAAAATCGGATCATATCTTACATCTTGTAATGTAGGTTTCATTTTCTATTAGATAGAAGCTTTACACCTTGTTAGCAATACTTCAACTTGATCTCCTGCTGTAGAAGCAGTTTCTAAAGAAATTCCAATAATCCAATCTTTGTCAGTAACAGCCTTTCTTGCTCTTCCGTCTGTGTGGCAAGTAAGAATGTCTCCGATTGCAAAAGGACTACCACAAGCAACTTTAGATGTTCCATTTACTCTAACATTTGCAGCCTCGGTTTCTTTTGGTTCGTTCTGTAAAACTCCAAGAATAACATCAGTATTAGATGTTCCTATTTCAACTCCTTGAGGAGTTCCACTTCCGCTTAACTTAACCAAATAATACTGCTTTGTATTTAGATTCTGGCTTGCTTCCATTCCGAGATCAAGAATATATGCAGATTGTGACATTTTAGTGTAAAGTTATTTTGTTAGATGACTATTTCTAACACCCTCACACAAATATTTAATTGTTAATAATCCGTTTAAGGACTACTCGTTTTCAACGGCTTTGGCGAGAGAAGGATTTTCAGCCATTGCTTGTTCCACTGCTTCGTGGTATTTAAGATCACTGTTTTCACTCATTTTAGTGACAGCTATCTTATCAAGCTGTTCTGATGCTTTGATATAAGCATTGTTCTCCTCAGTGCCAATTTCGGAAAACATTTTTGATTTTGGCATTTCTGACAAAATCTCTTTAAATTTCTTTTGCTGTTCATCAGTTAAAGACAACATAAAAGTTGTTGTCTTTTCAGCTGACTTTGGCAATAAAATTCCATTTTTATTCGTTTCGCTACAGACAAAATTTTCAACAACTTCTTCAGCTTTTTTCCTTCTAAGAATAGCCATAGCTCTTACTCCTTCTTTAGAATTTCTTTCTAAAAAACTAAGTTTTTTCTTTGATATGCTTACTACTTCGCTTGCTTCTTTTTTGTCTTCTTCTTCCTCTTCTTCTTCGTCTTCTTCTTCGTCTTCTTCTTCTTCCTCTTCTTCCTCATCTTTTTCTTCCTCTTCTTCGCCCTCGACTAAAACATCTTTGAATTTGTTTTTGTCTTCTTCTCCAATGTCTCCCTCGTTATCCTTTAAAAACTTAACTTCCTCATCAGTTAAGTCTTCAGGATTTTTCTTTAAAATTTCTTCTAAAGTCATTTTTTCGTTTGTTAATATGCTTTCAGATAAAACAATCGCCTTTAATCCTTTAAAATAAGGATGATTGGTTAATGCTCCTCCTACTAACACATTTTTATAAATCTTATGTGTTTCAGGATCTTCGTAAATAGAGTAAAATTCAGGACTAAAATAACGATAAGCCTTTTCCTCTAAAAGACGCTTACCCTCTTTTGTCCACTCCACTGTAGCCCAAAGACCCTGTTGACCTTTATTAATTATTTCTTTAAACCAACCTATAGCAGGTGGCTCAACATCATTATCAACTGCGTGTCCTGCAGTAATCGGTATTTTTCTTCTTATCCCACTTGTAAAATTAGAAACAAAATCATCAAGCTCTTTAAGCCCTATCTTTATTTTTCCATAAGCAGGATGCTTCCATAATCCTGTTTGAAAAATCTGAATAGTAGTATTGTCTTTTTCTGAAAATATCCAACCCTTGACTTCTGAAGGAAACATCATTCTAATATTACCTTCACTTGATTTCATTTTAACCCATTTGTCACCTTCTTTTTTATACTTTTTCTTTACTACAGACCAAGCCGTTCTGTTGGCTAATTCCTCATCTTTTTTATATTGATCATAAGCAGAATTAAAGGCATTAACCCAAATATTAATTGCTTCTTTAGGCAGTTCTTTGATTCTGTCAGGTGGATTTTTTGTAGTATATGGCATCTTTTTTTATTTTAGCATTAATTATATTTCGTTGACAAGTGTTCAACTGTTAATTATTTTTTCCAATATTAGAAACAAGCATTATTGTCTGAAACCTTTAAATCTGCTCCCACTCCATTACAGAAGCAATAATAATCACTTGTGTCGTTATACCACAATGCTCCTTCAGGATATAAAACAGTATCTCCACAAGGATCAGCTACAACTTTTGAAGCAACCATAGCTCCTGCTCCTGTTATACTTCCTCCAGTTGCTCTATCCTCATAGATTTTAAAATAACTTTCTGCAGGTGGGGTTGCCAAAATAAGTCTATCTCTTTGAATAAGAATATAATAAGCATTAGTAATAGCGTTAGCGTCTAAATCTTCATCATCTTTAGTCCAATCAGCAGGAGCATTAAATATGATATTACCTGATTGAGTAAATCCATTTGTAGTATCTCCTAAAATAGGTAAAACAGTCCAATTCCCACCAGCTTTAGAATAATAAAAATTAGGTCTTATAGTATCAGAAGAAGTTGTTGCTAAAATAGCTTCTATATCTTCAAACATATTATCACTTCCTATAAGAATATAATCTTCATTATTATCAAAAATTATTTCATCAACTGCATTGTTAATAAAAGCATTATTTCCTCCACCCCCTGCATTAACCCTATCTGTTGAAGCTCCAGCTGTATTTTCATAACCATAATCAGGATCTTCAGGTGTTTCTCCTTGAACTTCTAAAGCTACATCAAAATTAGGCAAAACAACAAACCCCTTTTTAGTCGCGTTATTAACATCTGTAGTTGTAACAGCTACTCCTCCAAGCACTGTTGTTGAATCTGAACTATTAGCAT